AGAGATATCCCCCGTCTATAGCCCTCATAGCTGTATGCTGTTCTCCTTCAACTTCTCCTCGAGGAGGTCGATGGCGGTGTTGGCTTCCTGGAGGGCATCCTCGAGTTGGCCGATCCTCTCATCCTTCTTCTCGATCTCTTCCTTGTTCTCATCGATGATCTTGACCAGTTCCTCGAACTCATCGGCTGCCTCTCGGAGGAGGTCGACTATGCGATTGGTCTTCCGGTCCATCTAGTCCTCCTTCCCCCGATTGAAGCGCTTGGACGAGGCGGCGTACATCGACTCGTAGTGAGAGAGGAAGAAATCGGACTCAAAAGTAGAATCGTCGAAGTCCTGAGCCTTGGCTCGTCGTCGAGTGGTAGTGGCCAGGTGAGCTAGGAGATCTCGTCTCTCCCGGGTGTCCTCGGGGTGGAAGGCGAAGATAGCAGCTGTTCTAAGCCCGGCAGTAGTCTCGAAGGCCAGGTGGTCTCGGAGACGAGCGATGGCAGACTTGGTGGTGTTGGGTGAGATCCCATACTCCTTCGCGATGTCCTTGTAGGACTTTCCCTGGCCCAAGAGCCAGAAGTAGGTCCGGAGTGGTAGGGAGTCGATGTCGAACCAGAGACCAGTAAGGTCCTGGCGGAGACCCTTGGGTACTGTGGCGAATAGGGGAAAGACCTTCTTAGTCTTCGCTGTCAGTGGCATCTTCGTCCTCCTCGTCAATGTCTTCATCCATGGATTCGTCTATGCCCTCCGAGTATTCCGCGATCCTCGAAGCTGCTCGAGCAACCTTCTTTGATGCGAAAGGAGCGATGAGGTCTGGTCGAGAACCCCAGAGCTCAGGATCCAGCTTAACAACGTCTTTGGGGATGTGTCTGACGTAGCCCCGGAAGTCAACAAGGCTCTCATGCTCCTCGTAGTCGGTACTCTCTGCAGGATAGCCTTTCTCGAGTGCACGGTAGAAGACTTGAGCAAGGTATCGGCCCACCGGAGGCATGATGCCCTGTCCGAGTAGAGTCGCAGCCAGGTGCTTCTCGATCTTCCCAGGAGGTAGAAGGTAGTCGTCCGGATAGCCCATGAGCGCTTTTGTCTCGAGAGGGGTAAGTAGCCGTGGCTCTTCCGGATGGATATAGAAAGAGAAGCCGGCGATAACCCAACAAGGTCGATCCCAAGCCAGTCGCCGGAGGCCGATAGAGGGACCGGGGTTGCCAGGAGCCGCTGCAGTAATCTTCTTCCAGACATTGAGTAGGCTACCTCCTGGTTCTGTGTACTTGAGGATCTCTTGGATGTGGGGCTTTAGGGGTTGGGCTTCGGTGTCCGGAGGGAGATGGCCGATGGCATCCCTCACGGTGATCTGGGCCTGTTTGGTCAGGGTGAACTTGAGGTCTACCTTGGTAGCGATCAGGTGATACCTGGCTCGGTACTGGGGTAGGCCATGGAGGACGCCATTGGTGAGGAAATGGACGATCTCGTAGCCCAGAGCCTTCCATTTGTTGGCGAACTCATCGATGATGTCTCGGGAGTTCTCGTAGAGGCCCTCGACTGACTCTAGGACCCAGATCTTTGGCAGGATGGCGAGACCCACTTCCAGAGCATCGTATGCGTAGGCGACCTTGGGGTGGTCCTTGCTCAGCCTCTGCTTTCCCCCCTGGGGATTCGAGGCCTGTGAGTAAGGAGCACAGGGAGGAGCGCAGTAGATAACGTCGATATCCCGGTAGTGTGGAGCGTTCTCCTTGTAGGTGAGCATGATGTCGGGATGGTTGGCGTGAAGGCACTGGCGGCTCTTCGGGTTGTTGGGGACGAGTCCTTTGATGTCGAAACCCGCTTCCTTCATCCCGATGGTCCAGCCGCCCCAGCGATCAAAAACGCCGATTGCGGTAGGCTTCTTCTTCAGTGGCGAGTCTGAAGCGCCCGTTGTAGCGGAGGTTGGCATGACCTTCTCTCTCCTCGATAGTGTGATCTAGTGCCTCGCCTCTCCGGTTGAAGTAGAGGCGGGCTGAACAATGTAGACAGCCGATCTCGATGAAGGGTTCACCTGGGCCATTCATGAGCTCTCCAGTGAGTGAATGGCTACCACATCGCTTACAGCTCCGTGGTAAGCGTTCCCTTATAGTTGGGGGAATAGAGCTCGTTAGTAGACTCAAGGGTTGCCCAACTACCTCCTATGGCGTAGTCTCCCAGGATGGGAAGTACCCCCCAGAGGTTCAGCTTCCTGAGTGGCTCGACGTTGTTCAGGTGCCAGAAAGCCTCTTCGAGTACACGGATGACGGCTTTCTCTTCACCGGGGTAGATGTCGATGATCATGGAGTCGTGGACGGTGAAGAGTGGAGCGGATAGCTTCTTCCGATCCCGTAGGGTCTTGGTGACATAGTTCAGCAGCATGAGCATTAGGTCACTGGCTACTGACTGGATCGGGGTGTTGACGGCTTTGCGTTTGGCCCCGTTCTCCCCCTCAAGGGCTAACAGATTGCGGAGTGATCTTCGCCTCCCGAACAGGGTTCTGACCTCCCCGAGATCGACCCCTCGTTGCCCGGTGGCGGTGAGCCACTTGGAGAGCTTGGGAAAGGTCTGAAAGAACTGTTCCAGCACAGCAACCACTTCTGTAGTTGGTACTCCAACTCTGGCAGAAAGGCCCGAGGGACTGCCACCATACAGGAGTCCAAAAGTGATTCCCTTAGATTTCTTTCGCTCTCCTGAAGTAATCTCTCCTGGAGGTTTCTGATAGACTCGGGAGGCGATGAATCGATGGACATCCTCTGACATAAGCGCATCTGCAAGCTCTGAATCATCGCTAAGCAGAGCGGCAACTCGAAGTTCTGCTTGGGAGAGGTCGCAGAGACCGAGGCTACCTCCTTCATGTCTCGATACAAACAGAGTCTTAATTGGACCGGTTCTGGGAACCTGTTGGAGGTTGGGCTCTCGGCAGGAGAGTCGGCCCGTATCGGTTCCGTGGAGCCGGAGGGAGGGGTGGAGGAATCCGGAGGTGTCGACGAGATCTCCATAGGAGATGATGAAACTCCGAGCCTTCGTAAGCTCTCTAAGATCCAGTAGTCGAGCGACTGTAGGGTTTCCGGCGAACCCTTGAAGGACGCCCTCAGAGACTGAATATGCTCCAGTAGGGGTCTTCTCCCAGAGGGGGACCCCGCTACTGAGAAGGTATGTAGCAACTTGTTTGGGGGAGTTCCAATTGACTCCGGGTCCGAGCTCATTGGCAAGTTCGGCGATTCGCTTGTCATACTCTACTCCCATAGTGGCGAGTTTGGTAGTGTCGATGAAGACCCCCTTGACCTGCATGAGACAGAACTCAGGGAGGAGTTCTCGAACCTTGGCGTAGATGAACGAGTCCTTAGCATCTTGGAAACCAGGGAGCTGGAATAACGACTCCAGCGAAAGGATATCCTCGGTAAGGTATCCCTGGTCTTCAGTTCCTCCGAAAGCTCTGGAGCCTGGACGATCGGTATACTTGGAAGTCAGGTGCTTGAGGCTCAGGGCCTCCTCTCCGGCCATGTGTGCGAGGATGAGGGTATCATCACAAGCCCAGGGCCAGGGAGCTGAATCGAACCAGAGCAATCGGGTTAGGTCGAACTGTAGGTTGTGGCAGCATAGTGTTGGTGCTAGGCTCCGGAGCCACTGGACGAACTGGAAGGGCTCGGGGGAGTCAACGATGTAGACATCCTCATCTCCTTCCCATTTGAGTCCGGCTTGGGTAATCCGAGCTCCGAGAGCAAGTCCCTCGGTTTCCAGATCGAGGAATAGCCTGGTACCCTTGGGCCGAGAAGGAAAGGCATCGTAATCTTCCAGTACTCTGACGGCGGGTTCCTCGGGATTGTCCTGGGTGAGGAATCTCTCGAAGTCTCGCTGCAGGGTCTCCAGTAGCTGTGGATTTCGAGCGACTGCACTGAAGTGATAGGTCGGGACGATCCAGAGTCCGGGAAGATCAGGGTTCTGGAAGAAGTTGCCATGATCCTCTCGTAGGTCTGAGAAGCTTGGGCAGAGACACTGCGCCACGTCCGCTCCAAGGACCATAATTCGTCGCTTAACTCCAATGCTCTTTAGTTCCTCAATGAGTGCCGGATAGAACTGGGCCGCCATCGTCGAGGTCAGACGAGTTCCGGACTCGATTGGGGTCTTTACTAAGTTGGTGACGTAGATCTCGTCCTCGAGGTTGAAGTGGCTTAGGATCCGGTGTAGGGCTCGATAACTGCTCGCCCCAAATGGCTCGTTCTTCCGATCGCTTGGGCGCTTGGGGCTCGGGGCCATCCCCACCAAAGCATACGTCGGATTCAATACTCCTTTCCCAGGGGCAGCCTCGGTGAGCGAGGGATAGGCGTCGTAGTAGAGCGTCGGTCTCTCCGTTGTTGGTGATGACATCAAGTAGCTCCGTATGTTTCTGAAGGTAGGAAGCGGCCAGCATGTAGAAGGCTTCCTCGCGGCTAGTCTCGAAGGGATAGAGCTTTCCGCAGCGTGCTCGCCGAGCCTCTACTTCCTCGACAGTAGGGATGAGCAGAATCCAGTGAATCTTCATCAGAGGAAGCTGGGCGAACTGTTGGTCGAAGTTTTCGATCTGGACTGCTCTCTGTTGCCAGAAGGCAGCGGTAGCGTGAGACTGAGCTTGAGCATAGGCTAGGAACAAGGACTCGAGGGTCCGGGGGGTGTAGACGAGTTCAGAGGGGAGTCCTCGTAGCCTGGAGTAGACCCAAGCCGAGAGGATCCAGCGATCGAGGATCACGGGTCGGGATGGGTCTTCGAACTTGTAGGCCGTAGCTCGGATGATGGCCATCAGGTTGCGGGCTACAGCCAGGGCCTCTCCGTCTATGCCATCGTAACAACGCTTCGTGGGCTTGGGGATCTGAGGAGTGACGTCAACTAGAGCGGCCCCAGTCGCCTCCTTCAGAAAACCGATCAAGGTACTCTTTCCAGCCCCGGCTGGGCCCTCGACGACATAGATCGTGGACGAAGGTTTCTTTGGTAACGAAAGTTCTCTGAGATCGGGGATGCTCATCGGGGTCTAATCCTCCTGGTATGACTTGGACTCCGAGTAGGATCGGGTCCTTCATTTTGATGATACGACGAACAATGGAGACCAGGATTTTCGTTTTGGCCGGCTCAATCCATAAATCTCCGTCAGGGCAAAGGATGATGAACTGACCCTTCAGCATCTGGAGAGAGGCTGGACTGGGCAGTCCAAACATGCAAACCTCGTCGTCATAGAGGACGTCGTAGGGTCCCTCTACGATGATGAGGGGATGGGAGACTGAGGAGACGAGGTAGTTGCGATAGCCGAGGCCCCTCTTCCCGTAGATTCGACGGTGGTCACCTACTGAAGCAATACCGATGACGTTACCGAGTTGGTCCCTCATCTGGAAAGCATCCTCTCCGGAAGAGAGATGGAAACGATGGAGACGACTGGGCCTCAGGTTCCCGGAACCAGGAATCAGATCGGGGAGGGGAGTAGCCTCCGTAACTTCGATCTGTTCCCTTCCGAAGAGCGGTGCTACCGCGAGGAATTCCTTGTGGCCCAGCCGTCCCCCAGTGTGGCACTTCAAGCAGTAGTAGAGACCGTCTGCATTGATGGAGAAGTGAGCTTTGTCTGGGTCGTTCTGAGAGTCACCGCAGAAGGGGCAGCGAACCCAGAGCTCATCTTCTCGGATGAAGCCGGCTCTACCAGTCACTGTTCCCTCCTTCATCTAGTGGATCGTTCCAGGCGAGTGTCTCTAGGTCGTATTCGAACTTCACCTCGGAGCCTCCTTGTCCGAAGCGGTTCTTCAAGACTGAGAACTTCATCTTCTTGTAGCCTACTGCCGAGAGGCCGATGATGATGTCGGCGAACCAGGCCTTCGCCCAGGATTCTGCAACTGAAGCCTGTTCGAGTTGTGCATCCTTCCTCCTGGGCTGTGAGGCTACGACTACTAGCCGAGCTTTCTGCTTGATCTTCGCCAGACGGCGGTAGATGTATTCGAGGGCTTCGTGTCTAGCGTCGATTCGGGAGACGGTCATGGCATCGGGTGAATCAACGAAGACGATCTGGTTTGAATCGGGTTGCTTGTTGACTAGGGCCTCGATCTCTTCTATCGAGTGACCCCCAGCGTAGATTCGATCCCCCTCCTTGAAGGGATTCCCCCTTTCGAAGATCGGAGCCATCCTCCCGGCGATCAGTCGTGCTGGAATCTCCTCCTGGAAGAAGAGAGTCCGAATCTCCGGATGGCGTCTCTTGATCCCTTCGGCCATGCTGAGCATTGTCGAGGTCTTCCCGGTTCCGGGCTTGGCCATGAGGATCACGAGGGCCTGGTAGACTCCGCCAGTAACGATGTCGAGAGGACCAAAGCCAGATTGCCATTTCTCGATCGGGACTGGCTTCACAACAGCCCCGAGGTCCACCTCCTCTTCAGCGACCATCCCTTGGTCGTCGTCATTCGCGAATTGGTTCAGGGCTCCGAGAAGTGAGAGCTTCTTGTCCAGGGGAAGCTGGTTGAGGTTCTCGTTCTCGAGTACGAGTTGTGCAACTGAGAGTCGGTACTCACTGGGACTTGGGGGTTCGGTTCGATGGTTTCCGAGACTCACTAGGTTCTTGATCTGATCCCTTGGAACCCCGAGGGCGACTGCTGCTCCCTCTGGGCCGTGATCGGCCAGAGCTCGCATGATCTCCATCTGAGGAACGTACCTGACCAGTTCTCTTGGTACCGTTGGCGTTCGGTCGCGGAGCGTCGAAGCCAGATAGCAACAGTTGGGTATAAGGTCGAGTGGCATCGGTTGGGTTCTCCTTTACAGCTGTCAGGTAAGAAAGGACCAGAGCATCCATGGTGTCTTCGGCGAGACCAAGTCCTTGGATGCCCAGAGCAGTCCAGACCTTCAGCTTATCTGCGTTGTGTGCCACTCCCAACATCTCTCTTACTTCCAGAGGAGTGATTAGGTGGACTCCCCGGGTCTGGGGTTGAAGGGCCCCGGTTAGAGACCCCAGCATGAATGAGAGGAAGACGGCAGTTCGGCCGTTTCCCCAGTAGACGATTGTGGGATCCCAGTCTAGGCCAACTGGGAACTTACAGGTATCATCGATGAGGTTAACCTTGAGAGAGATCTCCTTTGCGATGCCGAGGAGACTCTCGGGGGTGAAAGGTTTCTTGGGTTCTTTCCTTCCGGTGAAGTACTCGTAGACTATCTGGTAGTGTAGTAACTTGCGGGGTAATTCCCAGTAGGCATGTACCACTGAGCCATGACGCAAGGCAGGGTCGATTCCGATTGCTCCCTGGATTCTCACTAGTAGATCTCCTCCCCGGCGACGAAGGAATGCAGGGAGAGAGCTATGTGGGTAAGGACTCCAGGTGGGATGTTGAGATGCTGAGCGAGTGCAACCTGAAGTTGATGAGCGAAGTAGAGGTCGGAGATCCAGAAGGTCTTGAAGTCACAGGAGCGTTGGAGGTAGGTGAAGTGAAGGTAGGGTTCGGAATCGATGTTACGGATGAAAGCATGGTAACCGAGAGTACAGGGGATACGGGTGAAGAGAGAAGCTCGTTTGGTATCTTCGGGCTGGAACATGGGGAAGAAGGCTCTCCGGGAGGTCTTGTCCCGAGAGAGGATCTTACCGAGTTGATCGACCAGCCCCAGGAGTCGATCACAGTAGTAGTAGCTGGACTCTTCCCCTTCTTTGACTGCCTCGAGAGCGGGATTCATGAACTCGACGTGAGAAGAAGTCTGGGAGGTTGAGTGACCGTAGAGACGAGCGGTGAGTTCGTGTTCAAGCCACCTAATCATCCGCTGTCGGGGGTACTCGGTCCAGATCCCGAGTTCTTGGGCGATCTCATAGAGCTGTTCACCCCGATCGGGAAGAGAAAGAACCGTGTAGGTGTAGTTCGTCAGTTCCTGTTGTTCGGTGTTGACGAGTTTGTTCTGGACTCGTTGACCAGAGACCGTAGGAGATTTCGCAAGGTCGCGTTTGATCTCCGAATGCGCTTCGAATAGATCGCGGTAGACTTTAGACAAGATTGCGACTCCTAAGTTGTTAGTAATGCGGAGGGGACGGGGTTAGCAACGGCTAGGCGTTCCGTTGGATAGTTGATGTTCTTTGACCGGTTTGTGATTCAGTTTTCATCCTCTTGAGGCTCCCCCAGATATTATATTCCCCCGTCCTGTTTCGACCTACCTCCGCGAATACGCCTAGTAGTTGCTTCGGATTCGGAACTGAAGGACCTCATCCTTCGCGATGAAGTAGTTGTAGAAGTCCTTCTCGGTAAGGAAGTAGTCGAAGATGAACCGGGAGATCTCACCGATCAGGTCAAGCATGATCCTTCGACCGGTGAAGTAGACGTCCTGAGTTTGCTTCATCCAGGGCCGATTCCGGAAGTGATCGGCGAAGTTCCCCATCGCGTAAACGATGTTGCAGAACTCATGGGGTTGGATGAAGGTACGACGAGTATGTCCAGCCTTAGCCCAAGCCCAAACGAGACGTTCGGCCAGGCGTCGGAGGTCATCTTCTTGTTCATCGATGAAGATCAGGGACCAGAGGAAGTTGAGAGCATCGATCAACTCCTCGGAAGCGTGAGCCTCTTCGGTGGAGGCTTGGGCCTCGGATAGTTCCTCGATAACACGAAAGAGCAGGAGACGAAGCATCTCCTGCCCTTGCGAGGTTGACAAAGGGGTCCCTGGTTTGATGAACCCCTTTGTCGCCTCGGTTTCAGCGAAGGCCTTGAAGGTCTTCTTCCTTCGCTGAAGCATGTCCTCGAAGACTGACTTCGTGAGACCCTTTGCCGGGAAGGCAGAGTCCAGTGGCCAGCAGTCGTGGACGTTTACCATTCGCCAGCTTCTCCTCCCGAAACGTCCTGTGGACCCTTGACGGAGGAGCCTTTCTTCTTACCTCCCCCTTCGCCCTTCTCCTCCCGGTTCTTGTCAGACTCCAGGAGTTTCTCGGCGAGTTCGGCGAGAGTAGCTGAGAGCTCCCCGATGTCCGAGGGGGTCTCGACGGGCTTAGGCGATGGTAGGACGCTGTAGGAGGTCTCTAGACCGGAACCACTCTTGATGATGGTGATTCCGTGACCCTTGGCACCCAGGAGATCGTAGCCTTCGGCCAGAAGGTTGACGATGCCTTTCAGGACAGTCTTCGTGACGACGAGAGCCTTGAGCTCGTCCTTGTCATCCTTGAAGATGATGCCCTTGACCAAGAACCTCTGCTTGGGTTTCCCCTGCCAGAGACGAGTTGCTTCGGCGAAGAACTGACGATCATTACCCTTCTCAGGGACCAGCTTGACTCGGGTCTTCCCATCCTTGAGATACGAGATCTCTCCGGAATCCTTGCTTTCTAGGTCCGAGAGAACCTGGGTCCAAATGTTCGAATCTGCCACGTGCTGTTACTCCTTCTACTAGTTAAGTGCTGCGGCTTGACAGAGCTGGAAGGCTCTGGCCTTGAAATCGGCCCTCTTCCCCCAGAGGGAATCGAATCGTCCGCCATCCAGAGCGGAGGTCTCTCTGTAGTCCTCAAGCTCGACGACGGCGTTGTAGAGGCCATAGGGAGTTCCCTTGTAGGCTTCGTAATCGCTTCCTGTGCCCTTGCCGTCGTAGAGCTCTAGGGCTCCGGCTCTTCGGGCATCCATGCGATTGTTGAAGCTCTCGATCCTCTCATAGCGTTCTTCAACGACTTCGGGTGGAGCTTGGAGGGCGAGGCGGGGGGTCTTGTGTGCGTAGACACGTTCGAGGATCTGTTCGGGTTGGTCAGCCTTTAGTCGAGCCTGAGCCATGATGAGCAAGGCGTCCTTGACGGCCTGTACTGACCGTTCAGTTCGACCGATGAGGTCTTCCATCCAGTCTCCCATGCGTTCGAGGACATCCGGGGTGTGAATCATCCGGTAGCGTTCGGTAGCGAGGGTAGCTGACATGACGTAGGTATTCATGCAGACGACCCTAACCGGAGTGACTCTAACCTCGGCAGCGTCTGAGCCCGTCATGGGATTGGTAGCCAAGAGGTAGTTGTCGTGATCATCTCCCTTGATCGAGAATCCCTCGAGTTTGGTGGAGATGAAAAGGATGGAGCCTCGTCGTAGGGCTCCCATGGTCTCGATGGGCTTCTTGACCCGAAGGTCCCAGAGATTGATGAAGTCTTCCGGAGTGATCAAGGTGTAGTCGCCAGAGACAACTCCGAAGTATTCCTCGCTGGGGCCAAGGAGTGCCTGGTAGGGAAGGGGAGTATCCATTGCGAAGAGTGGTACTGCTTGAACCTTGTAGGGTCCCATCTTCTCCCAGGCCTCTCGAGCAGAGAGTGCCTCCTGGGAGACGATCCCTAAGCCATGCCATGCTGGCTCGCGAAGGGAAATGAACCTTTCTCCAAATAGCTCGTGAGGCATTGTGTCTCTCCTGTTCAAATGATGGGGCTAGTCAACGTCACAGTACTGCATCAGTACCTGGAGAGCAGCGTCATAGCTCTCCGCTGTCATGACCTCTTTGGTCATTTTGGTTGCATCTTCGCTGAGGCCCTCCTTTCTTAGAGCTCCAGCGCATCTCCCCATGAGAGCGAAGATGTTACCATCCGTTCCGGAAAGAGTAACGTGAGGCTTCTTCTTGGGCTCAGCTGTGGACTTCATCAGGTTATCACCCCCTTTCATAAATAATGCAAGTTTTTGATTTGGAGAGGAGGAAGAGTGTGTGGTTCCCCCTCCCCTCCTGCGTACGAACCTAGTAGTGACAGATCTTTTTAGTTTTACCCAACGTTGGCTAACCCAATAGCCTTCAGGAGTTCCTCCTTCGGTAGTAGGTTACCAGCCTAAATTAGGTGGGGCCTTTCCTTTAAGAATAAACCCCCCTATATAATAATTGCAAGGGTTTATACCTTCTCAGCTAGCGAAAGCCCTTTTTAACCCTATAAGTATAGAACTATATATACAACTTTTAAAATAGGTTAGGCCCTACCCCAAATAAGGTTTACTTTTGGTTTGCAAGACCTTATTATAAGCTCTGACAAGGAGTCCCTTACTTTCTTTCATCAGGACTCCTTTCTTTGTTGGAGGGTTATGGAGGTAGAGATTGACCAGGAAGTGGTAGACCTCGCTAACCCCGAAGTACCTGCCGTTAGATTCCGGAATGAGGACCTTAAGGCTGCTCTTCAGGCTAACCCTCAGATAGGACCACCGAAGAGACAGAAGGGTAAGCTCACTGCTCGAGTCCTGGAGAGAAACGAGAAGATCTTCCAGGCCCTAGAGCTCCGGAAGGCTGGTCTCCAGTTCAACGAGATCGCTGAGATCATGGGTGAGAAGTATTCTCAGACGGTTCGGGACTGGGTAGAGAAAGCTCTGAAGGCTCACATGGAAGAGCCTGCCGAAGAAGTCAGACAACTCGAGATCTCCAGGCTCGACACTATGCTCGAGGCTCTCTGGGAGAAGGTTCTAGGGGGTGACCCCTTCGCCATAGATCGCTGCCTCAAAATCATGGACAGGAGGGCTGCCTATCTTGGACTAGATGCACCTAAGCAGGTCGATGTCTCGATGAGAGTTCAGGAACTCGCCATGATTCTCAACCTACCACTTGAGGAGGCTACGAAGGAACTCGCTCTGGTTGTCCAATCTTACAAGGGAGCTACACACTAGATGCCGGTAATGGTGGAAAAGCCTCTCGCTGAGGCGATAGTCACAGAGGCCATCACTCGGACCTCCCTCAAGCACAAGAAGAAGCTTGAGTACCAGGCCGAGTACGAGCAATGCTCGACTGACCCTGTGTACTTCATCAACCACTACTGCTTCACGTTCGACCCGAGGAAAGAGGCTGACCCTCACGTAATTCCGTTCCAACTCTATCCGATCCAGGAAGAGTTCGTATATTGGCTACATACGTGCTTCTCTGAAGGGACCGACGGTCTCGTCGAGAAGTCCAGGGACATGGGAGCTACGTGGTCCTGCCTCGCTTACTACCTCTGGAACTGGCTCTTCCACCCAGGCTTCCAGTGTCTACTCGGCTCCCGCAAGGAGGATCTTGTTGACAACTGGCAGCTGGATTCACTCTTCGGTCGCCTAGACTTCATGGTTCAATATCTTCCGGATTGGCTTAAGCCAGAAGGCTTCCTCCGGAGTCGCCATAGGCAATACCTGAAGCTCTGGAACCCGGTGAATTCAGCTGCCATCATCGGTGAGTCTGCAAACCCCAACTTCGCCCGCCAAGGTCGCTACTCCATCATACACCTTGACGAGTTTGCATTCTGGGACTGGGCAGAATCGGTCCGCACTGGTACTGCTGACGCTGCCCCTACCCGCATCTACGTTTCTACTCCGTCAGGTACAAACACCTTCCGGAAGATCAGAGATGAGGGAGGAACTCCAGTCTTTACACTTCACTGGAGCTCTCACCCGAAGAAGGATGACAAATGGTATGAGGAACAGTGCAAACGGAGACCACCCGAAGACATCGCACAAGAGCTCGACATCTCCTACGAGAGGAGCCTTAAAGGACGTGTATATCCTGAGTGGGACCACGTTCCAGCTGGGTCTTATCCTTTCGTTTCTGGCTGGCCTCTGTACACCTCTTGGGATCTGGGCATTGGTGATCCTACGGCATTGGTTTGGTTCCAGAGGAATCCTCTCACGGGCAAGTGGCGTATCATCGATTGCTACTCAAACAACGGGAAGACGATCGACTTCTTCGTCCCCTTCATTACAGGTCAGATCGCCTCCGGGGTTGGGTTGTCTTACTCCGCGGACGAGATCGAGAAGGTGGAGAGACATTCTGGCTGGGGTCCTGCTATCCACGTTGGTGACCCAGACGTAAAGAAGACCAACCAGATCACCGGTACCTCGCTATTCACTGAACTGGGTAAGCACGGGATCCACATGAATCTCCGGACCGATAAGAACCTATTCGAGACTCGTTGGGCAGAGACTAAGGAGTTCATCCGTGAGATCGAGGGAGTGAACCTACCGGATGCTGAGGCTCTCCATCAGGCCGTCCAATCCTCTAGGTTCCCCACGAGGAAAGAGGGGAGTCAGTCCACAACCGAGGTTACTAAACCAGTTCATGATTGGACGTCGCACTATCGTACGACACTCGAATTCATGGCTGTGAACGCTCCCCCCTTCGCTCCAGCTCAGCCTACGAGTAAACGTCAACCTTCCTCCTGGGAGCGTCTCAGGAGAAGCGGTAATATTCGACGAGGAGGCATGTTCTAGTGGCAGATATGTCAGCTGAACTCGCTGGCACTCAAGATGCAGCGATAAATCCACTGGATGCCCCGACTTCCGGGGGAACGGCCTCCGCACTCGACCGTCAAGCTCCTGCTCCCACCATCGAGGAGATTCAAGAGAGGGCCAAGGACGATGAGGCTTATTGGAGTGCTCGTAATGAGAGGATGGTTGAGCATCAGGATCTCTTCGATCTCGTGGAGGGAACTTCGCAGGACGGGACGATCCTGGTTACTCTCAATGACCCGAAGGTCTACATTGAGAAGATCGCCGGACTCCTCGGTCGTAAGGAATACCGCATTGAGGTTCCACCCAAGGGAGCCTCGAACTCCTCCGTAGCTCAGAGGATCGAGAATGCTCTTCGCTGGTGGCGTAACTACGCCTCCCGGAGCTGGCAGAGGGGACTCCACAACCCACTGCCCTACGACCAAGCTCAGAGCTTGCTCCTCCGGGGCTGGGTTTGCACTAGGCTGATGCTTGACCCTGAAGAAGAGGGACTCATCGATGAGACTCTCTTCGATCCCTACTACATCTACCCCAGGATTGGCCGAAAGAAGGTCATCCGGGTTTCACATATCTACTACGCTACCGTTGACGAACTTCGAGTAGACTTCCCCGACAAGGCTAGTCTTTTCGAAGGTATGAGCCCCAATCAGCGGCTGAAACTCATCTCCTACTATGAGAACCAAGCTCCCTATTGGAATGCTATCGTCGTCAACGGTGAGTGGCTCCAGGAACCTCAGCAACTAGGCTATTGGTCTTGGGTCATCGCTGTTGCTAAGGGAGCCTTTAGCCATAGTGCAATCGGCGACCGTCAGGCTGAAGATCACTCCAAGTACATCGGCGTTGGCTTCCTTGATGCTCTCAGCTCGATGTACGACCTGCTGAACAAGTACATCACCATCATGGCGAACGCAGCAGGGAAGATGGAGAATCCCCCGAAGCTGGTCCAGACGATGAACGGCCAGATGAAGGAGATCGATCTAGCTCCAGGGGCTACCTCAGTCCTAGCAGTGGGTGAGAACTTCAAGGTGATTGATGTCGGTCCTAACCTTGGATCCCTCATGCCCCTGATCCAGACCCTCCAGGACCGTATGAATAAGGCTGGTCTCCCCGCTGCGATGTTCGGCGAGGGTACCAACGTTGAGTCAGGGTTCATGGGAGCCCTGATGATGGGTGCTGCTCAAGACACACTCTGGACCTTCGTTAGTGGCTTGGCTGCATACCACTCGATGAGGTTTGAGAAGTATCTAACCCTGTTCCGGGACTTCTCAGGCGTCAACCTCCCAGTCCTGAGTCCACCCTCCTCGGTTCCGGCTCAGGCAACACCTTCCGGTCAACCGGGCTTTGGGGGAGGCTCTGCCTCTCCGGCTCGTTCAATCTGGGGTGAGGAACTCTCTCCTCAGGATATCGCCACTAATGGCACCTACGTAGAGGTCGTCTACGAGGATATCAGTCCACAAGATCGAATTGCTCTCGCCAACCTAGCTGCCCTACTGGTTGAGAAGAAGCTGGTCGATCTCCGTACCGCTCGAGAGAAGTACCTTGGCTTCGATGATCCCGACACCATCGGTAACCGGGTACTCGGAGATCTCGTCTACATGAACCAGAACGCTGTTCAGATTCTCACAGGGATGTCACTTGCACAACTCGGCCGAAACGAAGAGCTGGGAGCTCTAATGGGTCAGGCCCAACAGCTGATGGCAGGCCCAAATAACCAGGCAACCGCTCAAACGGTACCTACGGCTGCTGCGGAGCAACCGCAACAGGGGCTTGGGCGGCCGGGTGCTTTGGCTCAAGCTCCAGGAATCGGCCCCGCAGGTATTCGTCAACCAGGAGTTCCTCCCGAGATGATGGGACAGCGTCAGATTCCACAACTAAATGACGAGCAGATGCTCGCCAACCGGAGGTAGCTATGCCAACGTCTGATTATGATTACTGGCGTAACCAAGTCGGTGGCTGGCAGGGAATTGATCCCATCATCCTAGAGGGGATGCAGTTCGACGAGGGCTCTGAGGCGATGATGAATCGTCTTCTCAGTGATACTCACGCTGAACAGTTTCTGTCTCCCTGGACCATCCGCCGATACAAGAACTACTCAGCGATGCCCTTCCTCGAATCTGAGATGATGAACATGGGTGCTGGGAGAGTTCCGAACGATACCATGAGTGGCAACACTCTGAAGGACTGGATCCTTCGACCAGGAGCCAACGGCCAGCAGGGTAACGGCTTCGGCAACTACAGCCCTTCCGACTGGAAGCAGAAGGTCAACAGTGTCATCGGTAACGCCAACTATACCGGGACCGATGAGGGCTCTGCTCCCTACCAGATCTCGGCCTACCTGAAGCAGAACCCTGAACTTCTGGCTGCGATGATGAGTCTGGGCATTGGCTCTGCTCCTTATGGCCAGTTCCTGAAGGGTCAACTGAACGACAAGATGGACGTCATGGGCACCCACATGGAGGGTGACTGGGAGAACATGGGGGCTCAGAACTGGATCGACTGGCTGATCAAGACCTGGGGAGGTGGCTACAGCAATCCCTTCGGGGGAGCTAATGCTGGATCTAACCCGAACCAGCAGTTCAGGGGGTCGCAGTACTAATGGCTAAGAGATCAGTCTCGACGATGTTCCAGCAGCCAGCTGATCCCTGGATCGAGGCCCTGAAGCAGATGCAGCAGGGAGCGATGTCCACTGGTCTCACTCCACCCAAGACGAGTATGTCGGGGCTGGGCCAGAGTTCATATGCTACTGCTGCTCTTCCTGGAGGGAATCCTCCCGAGGGACCTGCAGTACCTCTCCCTTCTTCGGATCCGATGCCTGATGCAACCGTTCCACCCAAGCCTCGACCCAAGACCGAGGGAGGTTTACCCCCCGCTCGGCCTGTTGGGGGAGAACCCGTCATCCCTCCGGTTACTGAACCCGAGGACAAGCTTCCCCCTAAGAAGAAGGGGGGCACGAACCCTGAGTCAGGCGATCCCATCGTTCCCCCAGCACCTACTCCTACTGGTACCCCTCCCGCAGAACTTAGTGACTACGAGAAGTGGCGCTGGATGGTTAACAACTGGGGAGGCTGGGATCCGACGATCCTCCAGGAGTATCTGGCTAGTGGTGACTATGACTCCCTGATGAAGAATTTCATCGCTAGCACTCAGGGTTATCGCTTTCTCTCGCCTTGGGCTATCAATCGCTACACCAACAAGTACTCGGCGATGCCCTTCCTGGACATGTACATCCAGAATGGTATCGACGCCAAACCCGACGATGGGGGCGATCCTACTCGCATCGCAAACCAGATCAAGGGTTGGATTGGCGGAAGTGATACTGGCTTCAGCAACTTCGGTAATCGTCGGGGGATGACTGATCAGCTGATGAATACCTTGAAGCAGGGCAATGATCTCGCTCTTCAGGGTCGAGACAACTCGGCGATGTCTGACCGAGAGAAGGACATCCTTAACCAGTGGTCCTTCTTCACTGGTAGTGATGCAGGCTCGAACCTGCTTAACGCTTTTATCGGAGCTTCGATCGGTCCTAGTCCCTATGGCCAGTTCGAACGTGAGAGGTTCATCGACCAGACTGACATCATGAAGACTCTCCCGGAGAACGCCTATGGGCCTGGCAAATGGCTCGGCTGGCTCCTACGCAACTGGGTTGGTGGCACTCACCGCTTCAATAACCCCTGGCAGATGAGTACTGGGGGAGGTGCTTAATGGCTTACGGAGACTGGGGTAGCTACTTCAATCTACCCAAGACTACGACTACTCCTAGGGCTACCCTTACGGGTCAGAAGACTCCCTACCAACGAGACCTCTGGAAGAATCCCTTCAGCCAGAACAGCTATGCTGGGATGTCTCAGCCTATCGCCAATCCCTACAACTTCACTGATGACCAGAAGTACTACTACAACGAACAGGGAGATGGCTCAAAGGCTGCCTACAACATGTTTCTCCAGGGGCTGAACGCTTCGCCTCTGGCTAAGCAGTACTTGCAGAACCAATACAGTGACCTGTTCAGCAACTACTCAGCTCAGGTGGCAGGGAGTCCTTCCTACACCTGGCTACAGTACTTGGAGAACCTCAACCCCCAGGCCTTGTATCGCCAAGTCACTCCGAGGATGAGAGGGGAGACTCCCTCCGCCTATCTTCCTCGGTTCCGGTACGTGAGGTAAGATGTACGATCAGAGTTTTGTCCAGGACCTGATCAACTCAGTCGCTAACCAGTGGGAAAACATCCTGAGTCCTGCTAGTCCTGGGCTGGCCAGTCCTCCCGCCCCAACAAGTCCAACTTCGGGGGGTCAGGGAGATTGGCTCTCTGCCTATCTTCGTTCATCCACTGTGTCTCCTGTTCCTAGGGGGGGTAGGACTGCGTCACCCTACCCTCCCAATCCTACCCCTAGGGGGTGGTACTAATGGATCCTTACGTTCAGCACTTCCTCCAGCAGATGAACACGAACCCCTTCAGCAGTGGGAACATACTCCCCGGGGGTATGGATGCTGGAGGCTGGGTCAACTACTTCCTTAGCCGAAACCCCTACTCGCTCTCGGAGATGAAGAATCCTAAGCTCCGGAATGGCCAGGTTGGGGGTAATCGGAAGGGAACAACCTCTACCGGAGCTGGTACTGCTAAGGCAAATGCTAGTGCTGGTCCTAGTGCAAACAACATCAAGAACACAACTACCATCGCCAGTGATCCCTGGACTCCTCCAGCGAATCCCAGTGTCTCAAGTGCCGAACTCGATGCTTCTCTCTCAGACCTTCAGACTTGGTACAACGGCTGGTCTCAGAACCCCACTCAGAACAAGGGGATCATGAAGACTCCAGTAGCGGCTATCCAGAAGCCCGTAGGCCAACTCTACGGTCAACTCAAGAACGTCGAGACTAGTTTCAATGCTGCTGAGTATGCCAAGAAGTTTCTCGGGACTCCTTACCTCTGGGGAGGGAATGCCGATAGTACCCGAGGCTACGACTGTGCTGGTTTCGTCCAGAAGGTGATGCAGGATATCTCAGGTACTCCCTTCGCTGGTCCAGGAGCTCTTGAAGCCCAGTATGACTCCGGAGGACATCCCAGTAAGTCTGAGTTGATTCCGGGAGACCTAGTCTTCTTCCAGGGTACCTACAAGCAAGGGCTCTCTCACGTAGGCATCTACCTCGGGAAGAACCAGTTCATCCATGCTCCGAAGGAGAACGATGTCGTCAAGATCAGTAGTCTTGATGAACCCTACTGGGTCGAGCACTACTACCATGCTACTCGCCCTGACGTCTACTCCAACGTAGACCCCGTCAACTCTGGAGGGGGCGGAGACCTCACTCCCGAGGAAGAGCAGTACATCCAGGCTGGAGCAAACCCTGATCCCGGCTATCAGGCTCCCGCTCCAGAGCCCTACGTTCCCTACATGGAAGAGCTACCCTACGTTCCCTACGTTCCGGAAGAGCCTTACATTGACCCCAATGATGTACCAGTAGGAGGTTGGTAATGCCTAGAGGCGACGTCAGTTGGCTGGGTGCTGTAGCCAAGGGTGCCGCAGGTCCTGAGGCAGAACCTACCTGGTGGGATCGGTTCCTCGACATTGTCGCGAGGGATCACCCCACTCAACTTCAGACTATCCCCATCCTTGGCAACATGATTCAGGGAGCTGGAGACCTAGCTGGCATTGCTGGAACTCTCGGCGAGGGCTTCAACGAGAACGTCACTCAGAACCTCGCTGGGAATGCAGTCAGGAGCCTCCCCTGGAACCAATGGGGCGGGATGGAATCTGAGTCTGCTAAGTCCATCATGCGGGGACAGTCAGGGACTGACTACTGGAAGGACAACGTCGTACCGAACATGCCCCTCGGGGGCTTTGGCCAGTTCGTTGGTGAGACCCTCTTTGACCCCACTACCTACATGGGCTTTGGGCTAGCTGGGAAGGCGGCTAAGCTCGTAGGTCAGACGGGGAAGCTCGGGAAGGCTCTGACTGTGGCTGACAAGATCGATACTGGAGTCTCAGAGGCAGGCAATGCTCTCACGGGACTAGCCGGGAAGGGCCTCAAGACTGCCTCTAAGAAGATCCCCGGAGATCCTCTGGGAGCCTCCAAGAGATCGCAGATCACTGAGTATGCTGATAACCTCAAGCGAGGCATGAGGGAACTCGAAGCTTTGGGAGGGCCCTCAGCTCTCCGGACTGGGAAAGAAGGCATCCTAGAGAGATTTAGCGATGAACTCGAAGGTCTTCGAGCCGATCCTGACCTCAAGAAGAAGATTCTCGAGGAGAACACTGCTAGGACTCAAGAGGTCAACGACTACCTAGCCTCGATTTCTGATCCTGCTCTTCGAGCTCAACTGGAGGCTCTGGACAAGGCCCGACGAGCGGTTTCAGTGGGCTGGGTCACGAAAGAGGGTGATGAGCTTCCCGAGCTGAACGACTACCTGGCAGGCCACTCACTCCTCAAGGACTTCCTAGAACGCATCAAGACCATCACTCCCGATGCCTCTCGAATGGCTGACTCTGAGTTCGACCAGATGAAGAACGGCCTCCTTGGCGACATGGATCGAGTGATTCCCCACACCGAGAAGAAGCAGGCTCTGGATGCCCTCTGGGGGGCTACCCAGCACTACTTCGGGAACCCCACTCAGCATCCTGAACTCGGGAAGCTCCATGAGGAACTCTCTGAGCTACTCCTCGGTGATAGCAAGGCGAAGAGGCTGATGAGCCCAGGAGCCTACAAGATCATCGAGGACAACCTGCCCTTCTTCACCCGGAAGCTAGGCTCTCAGGAGAAGAAGGTCAAGAAGCTCCAGAAGACCTACGACATGATCGTCAACGAGATCCCTGCTTCGACTCGCCAGGCACTCGAAACTTCCGGTACCCCTCTCCGGACCTACGATAGCTTTAAGACTCTGGACGAGATCTACAACTACCTGCATCCCTTGGCGAGTGATGAGGGGAAGAACACTCTGAGGAGCATCAAGGACAGCTGGGCAAAGACCGGACTTGACATCGATGATCCTGTCTCACCCCTTCTGAAGTCAGCCACTACTGTCCTGATCAAGAACTTCGCCGAGAGTCTCGTTCCAGCTGGAACCAAGAACCGGAATGCTGTCATCCAGCAGGCACTCGACGCCTACCTTACGGCTAACCGAGCCTGGGCTGAACAGACCCTCGCTCTTAGCCCCAGGTACTACCTGCAGAATGCTCTCAGCCAGTACGTCTTCAACGGTCTCCATGGGGTCGATCCCCTCAAGACTGCGAAGTTCCAGTTCCAGAATGCAGAGCACCTAATGAAGCATCGCACTATGGAGGGGGCGAAACTCCCTCCGGAGATCCAGAACCTCGTCGATCAGCTAGAGTTGGGTACCGTTCCTGAAGCCATTCAGTCTACGTTCTTCGGCTGGATGGACGATGCTCTGGATAATCGTTCTGCTGCCTCCCACATCCCTGCTGGGGTTCGGGGGCTCATGGGAGCTGGACTCGGGGCTGGTAACCTAATCGGCGGCGATCCTCTTGGGGGGATAGAGTCTGCTCTCGGGGGTGTCTTGGGTCTCCTGGCTCCAAAACTCGTTGATGCTGGGAAGTCTACGGGCTCAGCTCTAGAGTTCGGAGCTCGAGGTGCTGCTTGGGTCAAGGACATAGAGGAGAAGCTTAAAGGCAAAGCTGTTCCGGAGATGTTGACTCAACTCCAGGGTCTCCTCTCTCAGCCTCAGGCTGCTATCAAGGGTAGTTGGAAGGAGACGAAAGCTTGGTCTCCCGAGTACCTCAAGGCTAAGACCATCTTCACCCATCCTGTCTATGAGAAGGGTACTGGGACTCTCGATGAGATCACCGACTTCTTGACTCAGCTGGGTGAGCTCAACCCCGAGGGGATCAAGCCTGTCCAGAGCCTCATGGGAGACCTTGAGGGTTACGATCCCGATCTGGTCGATGCTGTTCGAGGAGCCCTTGATGACTTCCGGAACCATGATATCCACACGGCGAAGATCAAACCTTACCAGGATCAGATCGAGTTCCAGAAACAGGCTGCGATGCTTCTAGAGCAGCTGAAGAAGGACGTTCCCGGAGTCTTTGACTCTATCTCTGGTCCTCAGGGTATCAGGCCAGAACAGGTCATGGAGGTCGTCGAGAATGTATCGAAAGCACTCGAGGGTTACGCCCAGAGACCTGGCTCACTCGTTGAGAATGCGAAGAAGGTTGCTGATGAGACCTTCCTTAACTTCCCCGCTGGCAACAAGATGGCTCAGGAGTATGTACCCGGAGGTACAACTGCTCGCTATGGGCAGTCAGTCATTGACAACCTCTCTCGAATCTTTGAAGAGACTGGAGGGAAACTCGGGCCTACACAACTCCATGCCCTACTCCTCAATCAGGGAGTCGATCCTGAGACAGCCACTGCAGCTCGTAAAGTTTGGGCCGGCATAATAGACCAGACGAACACAGGGGCTGCTGACTTCGCCTCGAAGATACACTTCGACTACCGGAAGACCGACAACCTGGAGGAATGGCTGAGGAACACCGCCTTTCCCTTCGCTATCTGGCCCAAGAGAGCCTTACCTCTCTTTGCTCAACTAGCCGCTTCCCATCCCGGAGCTCTCTCTGCTGTCTATCGCTACAACAATCTGGCTGAGGATGAGAGGGCGAAGGTTCCTGCTAGGTTTGGAGGCATGATCGAGGGGGGGAACCTGGGCAGTCAGATTCTCTCAGGTCTTCTGGGAGAGCCAGGGAAAGCGATGATCGACCCCATGGGGGCTCTTCTTCCCTTTGCCTCCGGCTCTGAGCCTATCGATACCGAGAATCCTTTGGCTGCGGTAGTAGGGGCTGCTCAGAACTTTGGCTTTGGTCCAAACCCTATCCTTGGTACGCTCCTAGGGTTGACCCAGGCCGATCAGAACTTCCCGAGGCTCCTGAAGCAGAATGCTCTCCTTCAGACTATCACGGGGAGAGATCCAGAGAGGCACATCAAGGACTCCCTGGGAGCTGTAGCGAACACCTTGCCGAAGACTCTCACCAAGGGCACGAAGATGTCCTCGGATGAGTGGCTCGACTTCCTGATCAAGCGACAGATGCAGGGCAACTTCGCTTCCAATACAGGCCAGGCTGCTCCCCAGATCGACCAGATCCAACAGGTTCCCGGATACGATCAGGTTAGAGGCGATGTCCTGAAGAATCAGAGGATCACGAACCTACTGAACCAGGTATCACCTGTCTACACGAAGTTCATGCCAGCCATTGAGGAGGAGGCGAACCTCCAGAGGCAGCAGCTCAACCAGCAGACTCCCTGGGACTTCGGAGCCTACACTCGAACCGGAGAGGAGAAGAAGCAGACTCAGGACGTCTGGCAAGCTGCTCTCAAAGAGCTTCCACTCGCTGAGACCTACGGCAAGGCCATTGGGCCTAACATCCATCCCGTTGAGATCCTCACTGCTGCCAAGAACATCGCTCGAGGAGGGAAGAACCCCACCAAGGGCGACACCGACACTCTGGCCTGGCGTTATCTCTATTGGCTCAAGGACCAGGGCTTCAACGTTGACAACGGTCAGCTCGGTGACCAGAACCTAGTTCGCGAATTCCTCTCAGAACTGAACGTACGAGACAATCGCTAACCCCGGCTAGGGGACTCGATGAGTCTCACATTTGATAGGAGGCCAATACCACTCATGGACCCAGAAGATGTAGCCCAAGACGGAATGCTCGATGACGGCGGTCAGTCCGGCGTTCAATCGGAGGCACCCGCAAACGAGGGAACGTCCCCAGCCTGGGATTCTGAAGCTAACCCGTATCGACAGAAGTATACGGGGTTGCAAGGGACCTTCAAGCAGGTCGCCCAAGAGAACCAGACTCTGAAGATGCAGATGCTCGCCACCCAGGCACAGATGGCGATCAATGCAGCTAAGGCTGCCGGCAAGTCTCAAGAGGAGATTGCAGGTATACAACAGATCTTCCAAGGTCGGGCTGAACAGGTCCAGGCCATGGACGCTCTCGCGGTACAGCAGCAGCAGTTGGGCCAGCAACGCCAGATGCTCGAGCCTATGGCCAAGCAGGTCGTTCTCGGTTCAATCGCCACGAAGTATGGTCTCAAGGCTGAGGATCTAGCCGACGCTCCCAATCCAGAAGCAGCGGAATATCTCGCCAGGAAGCTCAGTGGTAAGCCAGCATCACAGCAACGTCTCTCCCGACCAGCTGCCACCGTTTCCCAGGTCGAGTCTTCCGGAAGTTTCAGAGCCACGGGGGGTATGAAAATCGATGACCTCCCCATCTCCGAAAAGCTGAAACTCGGAGTCCAGCGAGAGATCCAGAAGGCCAGCCGGACTCGTCGCTAGACTGAACCCTAGGAGGTAACTGAATTGGCTTGGACTCTGACTGAAGCCCAAAAGATGACGAATGACGTCCTCTTGAAGGGCATCATCGAAACCATCATCAAAGAGTCGCCGATTCTGGACAAGATATCGTTCCGCACTATCGTTGGCAACGGCCTGGTTTACAACCGGGAATCCACGCTGCCTACCGCCAACTGGTATTCGCCCGGTGACACCTGGGACGAGTCCACTGGCACTCGGGCCCAGTACACTGCCGCCCTCAAGATCCTTGGTGGCGACACTGACCTGGACGAGTTCGAGAAGCAGACGATGTCTGACCAGAACGACCTCGAGGCAACCCTGATCGAAGAGAAGTCTAAGGCTATCGCTCACACGTTCGAGGACGTCTTCCTGTATGGCAACGCCACCACGAACACGAAGCAGTTCGATGGCCTCCAGGCTCTCTGCGACTCGACCATGAGGACCAACATGGGCTCCAGCACCACTGGGGCTGCGTTGAACCTCAACAGTCTCGACGCTGCGATTGACGCGATCAAGCCCGGCAAACCCGACTGCTTGATCATGAACAAGACCATCAGACGTCGAATCTCCCAGTTCTACCGGACTTCTGCTGGAGCTTCCTACCACATGGAGAGAGGCGAAGATGGGAAGAGACTAGACTTCTACGGGGACATCCCCATCCTGGTCTCTGACTTCATCACCCAGACCGAGGCCCTCTCTAGTGGCGACTACAACGCCAAGACCGGTGGAGCCACTTCCTCGATCTACATCATGAAGTTCGGCCAGAAAGACCTCTGCGGTCTCCAGAACGGGGGCATCCAGAAGAAGAGGCTCGGTGAGCTCGAATCCAAGGACGCCGTCAGATGGAGAATCAAGTGGTACTGCGGCCTTGCTTTGTTCAGTATCTACAGTCTGGCCATCGTCGATGGTATCACCGACGCTGCCGTGACTGCGGCATAAGGAGGAGCTGAACAATGGCTTTCGCTGACAACCAGGGTTCTAGGGGCATCATCGATGCTGCAGTCGGTGACCGCCCCGTTACCGTCATCACCGCCGAGGCCGTCCAGAAAGGTGACGTCCTCGGCTATTCCAGTGGCTGGAAGAGGGCACTGGCTACCACCGGCGGAGTTATCCAGGGACGTGTTGTTGCCCTGGACGATGCCGCCTCTGGCGCCTACGTCCCCATCGCCACCCACTGCGTCGTCAACGGCTATACCGGAGCTACCACGGGAGGCTATGTCTACGTGGACGAAGGTACGGCCTACGGGAAGGTCACTCAGACGGCACCTAGTACCGCTGGTGACTCCACCGTCATCGTTGGCGTTGCTCTCTCCAAGACCGAGGTCATGTTCTTCCTGAACAGTCGAGCTGACGCTGTCTCTGGTGGCTAATTGAAGGAGGAGGGATAGATGAACCGGAAGGATCTACGCTTCAAACTCGCTCGTCTACTCGAGGGACGAGGTTTTGTTACGGGACTCATCTCGTCACTGAGTGGCAGTAACATCCGCTCTGCTACTCTCGCCGTCTATCCCTCCGACTTCTTCAACGATGGTGAGGTCACTAATCATCCCGTCAGTGGAGCTGCCTCCTCTGTTCGCATTAGTGACTTCAAGGTACAGACGATCACTCCTCCGGGATGGGGAGAGATCGTTCCCTACACTGCTCTCTCAGTCATTACGGCTGGGGACACCATCGAAGTCCATCCCAACTTCGGCTGGACCTTCGATCAGTTCAACGATGCTATCACGATGGCCTGGAATGCCGTCAAAGAGTTCTTCCTGGTAGACAAGATCGATGAGTCTCTCACTCTCTCCTCTAACCAGAAGTGGTATGCCGTAACCTCAGGGTTCCGCTACGTGAGAGCTCTTCAGTACAACTCTGCTGACTCTGGTAGCACAGCAGTCTGGGTCAACATCCTTCCGGATGCCTGGAGTACGACTCCTGAAGCTACCTCAGCTCTCTTCATCACTAGTCCCACCGAGGGAAAGACCCTCAGGATCATCGGACTCGGTGCTCCTGCTGAACCTACGACTGACTCGACTACGATCGACTTCCCCGAGATCTACGCTCTCTACAAGGCTGCCTCATGCCTCCTGCTGATGCAACCAGGTAACGACGTCAGGAACTTCAACGATCGCCTTCGCCTCTCCAACTATTACCACGAGCTCTCAGAGAAGGAAGTCGCTAAGTTCCGGAACTACATCAAGCCGAATTCACGAGCGGTGGTGAGTCTCTAATGGCTAATCTGAAACCCGAACTAGGTGAGATCATACTAGGGGGCGTAGCCTTTCCTCTAGTGGGAGAGATGAGACGCCAGAAGATCTCTCAGTTCCCAGCCAAGATTACGATCGGTGATACCTCTCGTTCTGATCAGCAACACGTCTCAGAATGGGTCATCACTCAGCTGACTGGTCTGGGCATCGAGAACATGAACGAGAGTGAAGATCAGGGTCGCTACTGGGATGCTTACGGTCTCTGGACACTTGATCCCAAGTGCATCCACCTGATGAGATCAGCTACCGCAGTCCTCTCGCAGTCGACTGGCTTTTCTCCTACAACTCTCGTTCCGGTTACCGAAGCTGAGGGTACTCACCTCTTCATCTGGAAGGGTAAGCTCTATCTCACCTACGGAAACGGGATCGTCAAACGCTTCGTCGTTACCAGCGACTGGGTCGATGTCGTCAGTGCCGCAGGGTATGAGAAGATCACCTGCATCAAGCCCTACACTGTCTCCGGAGCTACTGACGAGACCCTCGTGCTCTTCATGCCTGGAACCGGAGCTTACCTTACCACTACCTCCGGAGACTCTGGAGCTTACACTCTCGTCACTGGAGCCACCATCTACCACGCCACCGTCGTCGACGGAAAGATGGTTGGAGTTAACTACACCGACATCCTTGAGAGTACCGATCTCGCTTCTTGGTCTCAGACCATCGAGCATCGGATCAACTCGAAGCCTACTGTTCTCCTTCCCTATCGCCTTCCGGACAGTGCAGATGAGATACCAGTAGCAGGGTTTGCTTCTGGTCTCTACTTCATCGACCGTACGGCTGGCACCGCCTACAAGGCTCTTCCTTTCTCTGGAGGGGACGATACTGCTGCTCGAAACACCCTAGCCATGAGAGCTGACCTCTACGTTCCAGTAGACCATCTCCTCTGGAAGATCTCGGGGAGTGTCGTTGATGAGATCGGACCCTATCAGGATGAGGGTCTTCCTCTCCCAGACCAGAGAGTGAAGAAGGTTCTCGAGTACCAAGGACGTCTTCTGGCTCTGGTCGATGACGCCATTCTAGTCTACGATGATGGCTGGCACTTCTTCTACCGAGCCTCAATCGATGGCTCCAACTGCATCGCTGACATGGTCGTAGGGTCCGTCACAGGTATAGCCGAGAATGCGCTCTTCTGGCTCGAGATCCCCACCATCAATGTCGAGGAGAGCTTCGGAATCATGGCCTGAGACTTATCAAGGATCCTCAGACAGCCGTTGACTGGACTGGTCTAGGTTGGTTCATCACTCCCTACTTTGACGGGGGTTTCTCTGAGTGGGACAAGGTTGCTCTCTCAGTCGAACTCTTGGGCCAGAACTTGAGCTCGAAGATGACAGTCGAAGTCTACTATCGGATGGATGAAGAGACTGCCTGGAAGTCAATGGGCTTCGCTCGGGTCAACGGTCGTACTTCGCTTCCCTTCAACGACGAGACTGGGAAGCCTCTGGGCTTAACCTTCCGGAAGATCCAACTGAAGGTACAGCTCTCCCGCAACACAGCCAACATCACTCCCATCCTTGAGTCTATGACTCTTCGTTACTACCGGAATCCCAAGGAGCTCTATGGCTGGAGGATGGTCCTTGACTGCACGAATCCCTGGAAGGGCTACACTGGGGAGGAACTAGCTGCGATCCTACGAAGCTACGATGCTTCTCCTCCTCTCCTTACTTTCTGCTTCACTCCTGAGGAGGAACACTATGTCAAGCTCCTGAACCTGAACACTACTGAGTCCACCGGATTCGGTTCCATCGCTCGCTTCGAGATCGTCCTCGGAGAGATGGGCTAGTGCCTAGGACTCGAAGCTACAAGGACCTTACGGACTTCACCGTATGGGCCGGGGGCTACGAGATGTTCGCTCGGGACCGGAAGCCCCAGTCTAATGTTCCGGAGACCCCAGCTGGCTTTCCAGGTTCCTCACTTGAGTGGCGAGTCTATTGGTGGCTGGAGCGGAAGAAGATTGACTTCCTCTTCCAACTCGACCTCTATGGAGGTTCTGTCTCTGGAGGCTTCATCGTTGACTTCCTAGTTCGAGATCGAGATCCAGGGCTTGTACTGGAAGTACAGGGGAAGCCCTGGCACTTCGGAGCTCTCGGCTTGAGGGCTGACGATCGTATTCGCAAGGCTATCCTCCTCAACGAGGGCTACGATGTAGTCTATCTACTTCACAGCGACATCGACGACCGGTTAGATTACACCATGAAGGAAGCCCTCCGGGGTCACCAGCTCTTTGAAGATTAGGAGGAGAGAATGTCTGGTAGCCTTGAGCAACTCGACACCCGAGTCTACGAACATCATGAGAGGATCGCTAACTTGGAACGATGGCAGACTGACCAGAACGGCACTCTGAAGCGACTCGCCAAGTTGATCGAAGACCACTGCGCAGCACAACCGGCTGAGCCGACTACACCACCCTGCCCCCCTCCCACGTTCGACCAGATCTGGAACAAGTTCTGGGGCAGGGTTATCATCATTGCTGGGGGAGTAGCCACACTCGCTACCCTCCTCAACACCGCAACAAACTTAGTAGACAAATGGAGGTGATGCATGCTCACTAAGACAGGAGTTCACAGTCAGCACACATCTGAGCCCGGGTTCCGCTGGGCCTGTAAGGCTCCGATCGCCAAGGGGCTGAACCTTGGCTGGCTTCGGGATGCTAAGAGGAAGAACCCCACTCTCTTCACCATCTACCGTCACCCACTCGACGACTCTGAGAAAGAGTCAGTGGGACCAGACGAACTGGCTAACCGAGTACTCAACGAGATCGTCGCTCTTGGCTTCACTCCGGATGCAGTGGAGTATAAGAACGAGTGGCGTTGCTACGCCAACGACAATGCGATGCGCCACATCATCGAGCTTCGCCAGTTCTGCGCTCGACTTCATGCCCACGGCATCAAGGTAGTCGGGGGGAACTGGAGCTTTGGTACTCCGGACAAGATCGACGTTGACCTCTGGAGACAGGAACGCTGGGGTGACATCGACTACCTGGGCATCCATCTCTACACCAACGTCGACGTCTGGCTCAACAACCGTTGGATCATCCTTCGCCACCAGATCTTCCACGAATGGACCGAGGGTGACCATCCGCCCATGATCGGCACCGAGGTTGGCTTCGACGACTTCGAGGGGCGGGGAGCTGGCTGGAAGAAGCAGGGCTGTTCTGCTGAGACCTACGTCAAGTTCATCCAGGACCTTGACCTAGCCATTCGCTCTGATGACTACCTCATCGGAGTAGTCGTCTTCACCGCTGCTCCGGAAGCAGGGATGGAAGACTTCACTACTGATGAGATCAGCGATGAGCACATCCTTCCCCTCTACGATGGAACAGCTCGGATCATCCCTTGGTCTCCATCACCAGCTCAATTGCCTATGCCTACTACTCCGAAGGAGGAATCGCCCACAGTGAGTATGTACACGATCGGAAACCTCTCAGTCATCGATCTCCGAGAGGTCCTTGCCAAGAACGGCGAGTACAACCTCCGGGAACTGGGAGTCATCCAGCGCATCATCATCCACCACTCAGCTACCGGAGAGACTTCTGCCGAGAGGATCAACCAGTACCACATCGACACCAATGGCTGGCCTCGAATGGGCTACCACTTCCTCGTCCATCAGGACGGGATCATCGAGTACTGCAACGACATTGCTCGCATCACCTATGGTGCTGCTGGCGCCAATACCTTCGCCATTCACATCTGTCTCGTCGGAAACTATGAGAGTGACGATCCACAACCCGAGCAGTTACTCGCGGCCAGACTCCTCGTCGAGAATCTTCGCTTTGCTCTCGGTCGAGTCTACCCCGTCATCGGTCATCGGGAAGTTAACTCAACCGTCTGCCCAGGAACGAATTGGGAGGCTTGGAAGAATGCGATTATCGGAACGGTTCCAGGTACTGGCAATCAGCCCGGAGTTCCGGGACCAGCCGCTGGTACCACTATCACCCTCGAGAAGAAAGCGATTGAAGATCTCGTCTCCACACTACAAGGGGTCCTTGGAGCTCTGGAGACAATGCTCCGGTAGACGAACCTGCACTCTCCCGACTACGCGGGTGATGATCTGTAAAGGCTAGGAGGCTACAATGACTGTCGCGGGAACCCTCTATGGGAAAGTTCATCTGGCCCTCTGGAACAAAGAGATTGACTGGAACGAGTCTGAGAAGATTGCGGTTAGTCTTCACACGTCCAGTTACACTCCCAGCAGGGCCCACGACTACTTCGATGATGTTGACAACGAGGTCGAGGGTGCGGGCTACACTGCGGGGGGCCAGGCTCTGACAACTCCCACCCTCACCTTCGTCGACGATGCTGATGCTGCTGCTTGGGTCGCCAATACTGCCTATGCTGTAGGCGACATCATCAGGCCAGTCAGCGCCAACGGGCTTCTCTACCTCTGTGTAGTAGCTGGTACTTCTCACGCCACCACCGAGCCTACCTGGGGTACCGTAGTTGGTCGAGAGACCGCCGATGACGGTACTCTCGTTTGGCTCTGCATCGGCTACGACTACGTCAAGCTCGATGCTGACAACCCTAGCTGGGCCAGTGCTACCATCACGGCTCGCTACGCTATCTTCCGGTACAACACAGGTACTGCTGGCACCAGCCCTCTTATCGGCTACTGGGACTTTGGCTCCAACTACGTAAGCACGAACGGCACCTTCGAGTTGATCATCCCAACTGCTGGGCTGTTCCACTTCTTCAACATGAACTAGGGAGGTTAGCATGGCTAGTGATCCAATCCTCATCAAGGATAGCACTGGAGCTGCGGTCAAGATTTCCGCTGACCTCCACTCAACCGACGAGTACGCTCAGGTAATCAAGATGGGCTTCGGAGCTGATGGAGAGGCACCAACCCTCATCAGCTCTGCCGCTCCACTACCCGTGACTGCTAACCTGAGTCCTACCGACAATGCAGTACTGGATGCTATCCAGACTGCACTAGAGAAGCTCGACAATGCCATCTCCGGATCTGAACTCCAAGTTGATGTCGTCAGTATAGCAGCTGGCGACAACAACATTGGCAACGTGGACCTGGCTTCTGCCATTCCAGCGGGGACAAACAACATCGGTGCGACTACGGATGCGGGGTCTGCAATCACGGTATCGTGGGGTGTCAGTGGGGCTCCTGTTGAATCTGCCGACATGACTACGGCGGCCAACGTGACAGATGCTCCGACCGCAGGGCAGAAACTTGTGCTCGTAGATGCGTTCATTGGAGTGTCGGCTGCCATGAACATTCTGATTGAGGAAGAGTCCTCCGGCAACGATAGGTTACGACTTTACTTCCCTGGTGCGGGAAACTACCAAGTCACTCCGAGGGCCAAGTTCAAGCACGCTGTTGCAAACAAGAAGTTCACCTGCAAAGCCTCTGCCGCTGGGGCTGTCTCTATTACGTTTGCTTACTACTCGGAGGCTTAGATG